AAATCCGTATCCGTAAATTTAGTGCCGATATATACTCCTGACCACGGAAAATTAAATGTTCCAGTTGGACGCATCAGGAAGTCATCCACACCACACATGAATGGTTCATTTGCTTTTGGACGCTCAGTCCCTAATGTAAGAATAATTGAATTTTGGCCCCATTGGAAATAATGTAAAAGATCAAATCTAACATCACCAGTTTCTACATCAGGCCCATCTGCCAACGTGTGTTTGAAGGCTGGATATTCGTACATTGTCAATTGCCAATCTTTGATCAATTTGTCAGAATAAGCATATCTTTCGCGGAACTTAGGTTGCCGAAATTGAACTACTGGCAAATCAATTCCACATTTGAATTTCAAAAAGTGAAGCAGTACAGTTGAATCCTTTCCACCAGACCAAAAGATGACCGCATTTGGCCATTGTTTGTTCCAGCGAATAGCTTTATCTATTGTTTTATTTATTAGGTTTTTCATTAAGCCATAACCCCAGCACCAAGAGCAGCACCACCAAGTTGCGCTCCTGCTCCAATCCACGCTTTTGTCATTTCATTTTTTCTTTGAGCTTCATCAGCCTTAAATTGATTCCACATATTGTTGTAATTCTGAGTATCAGCAACATTTGTTTGGTAAGCATTTTGAATATTACCAACAGAACGATTAATCGCATCCTGTGCAGTCTGACCTAGACCCTGCGCACCAGATAGTACCCCACGTTGCCAGTCTTGCAATCCTTGTCTGTTTTGTGCCTTTGCTGCTTCTTGACCAGAAATCAACGCAGATGGGTCAATTCCACCCTGCATTTGATTAGCATCAAGATATTTTTGTCTCAATGCAAAATCCTCAAGTGCAATCTGTCTTCCTTTTTCCGTGGATTGATCGTACATTGCTGCTCTGCCCATGCTGGAGGATGGGTCAATTCCAGATTCCATCATTTTAGCCAACCCTTTAGTTTTAGCCCAATCGTTCATTTTTTGTTGCCAACTTTCGGGAGATGTGAGTTTTTCAATGGTTTCACCAGCACTAGCCCTCATTCTTGCACTTGCAGGATCTGTAGACTCTTCAAATTTCCTTGCACGATTAGCATTTTTAATACCTTCATCAAATGCTTGTTGAGATAATTGAGATCCATCAAAAGTTTGCTCCATTGGCTTAAGTTGCGTAGCCATGTTCAAGAATTTTGCTTGTGATTTTAATCCACCATACATTCCTGCATTTGCTTCAGAAGCTAAGAGCATATTAGCTTCAGGTGTAGGTTTCTGTATTTCTGGAGTGTAGGTAGATCCGCCCATATTATTAAGTAGTGATAGAGTAAATCTCTCTTTTTGTAGGAGTCAACCCTAATTTTTCCATTATTTCGTTTGTAAAGTTAATTCGTTCATCCCTTAAAGGGACACCAATATAACTAGGTGAGTTTGTAATTTGACAATATGTAACCCAATCTCTCATTACCTGAATAACGTCTTGTGGACGTGTGTGCTTTGGGTGAAATGCTGGATAAACAGTTGGCAAATATACATGGTCAGAATAACCAAATAGATTTCCATTAGAATAATGCGCATAAACATTAATGTTAGGATGCTCAATTATTTTATGATCAAATTCCTCGGCAAAATCAACCAATTCTAAGAATTCATTTGTTCCCTTTGGAACGAGTTTGTATTGCATTTTAGGTTTCATATTTATGGGTATGTATTGTATGTCAATCCAACTTGGTAGTATGTTTTACCACCAGATTGAATTGTTTTTGAGCTTCCATAAGAAGCTAAATTCATTGTTTTAAGAGATGCAGTTGGCAACGATGTATTTATTGGTGTTGTAAAAGCAGATATATTAAGTTCACTTGCAACTCTGTCAATTCTATTTAATGCACCAATACTATTTGGAGCAGGAGTTGGATTAGTACCTGCATTACTCGCAAACATTAGTCCAATGATTTTTATTGTTCCATTAATATCAGCAGTTACACACGAACCAGAATCACCTCCAGTAATTGGAGACGTGTTATTGTCAGTTTGAACAAAAATTTGATCGTAAAAAAGATTTCCTGTATCAGCAGCAGCTCCAATTTGACTTACATGAATTTTGCAATCACCACTTCCCCAACCTTTTGGCCCAGTCGTTTGACCAGTTGAGTATACCCTTCCAAGATTTGCCCCATTTGTTGCAAGTAAATTGTTTATTTCTGCTGTAGTAGCAAACGGCATTGATGTTGGATAAGTTGATTCTCCTATTGGTTGAATCATCCGATATGAATTATTATCGATATAATCAGGGTTTGGTATTAACAAACATCCATCAACATAATTTATTGCAGGTTTTGCTAAAATTGGAACATATCTATTTATTCTTGAGCAGCAAAAGTTGGTTCCTGATAGACCCGCCGTTGCTGTTGGGATATAATACTGATTATTAACTATCCATTGAACTGGTTCTGCGGTGTTATTTGCTGCTTGCGGAGCTTCGTTTGCTATTTCCATTTTGTAAACAGAAACATGGCTATTTGTTACTCCAACAATTCTTCCATTTTCATTATCTGTTGCAAAAAAACCTAGTGTTCCAATCGATCCGGTAGTCATTGTCCAACCTGTAGGAAATTGCCAAATCCTAATCCCTCCTCTCATTGGAAATGTACCTCCTCCCGGTGCAGGATCTTGTAATTGAGTAAGATTTGGATCGCTGCCAGAATAACAATACGCCAATTTGATTTGATCCATTTCAATAACGTCAGTTTTTACCAAAGAACCATCAACAACAAGAGATGATGGCAATATATGATCTTTAGGTAAATCAGATTCAGATTTCTTTTCAGAAACATTGAAAACGATTCCTATTTCATCAGTTCTTTCTCCATTTTTAAATTTATATCCAAGACCAACGCTATGTACTCCAGTGTGTCGATTTGCTTGAAATAAATCGTTGATCTGTTCTTTTATTGAATCTGTTAAAATCATAATTAATCAAATCTAGCAAATAACACACTTAATGTTTGGCAACCATTTGTTCCAGTAGAATTTTGTGTTTGAGGATCACATTTTCCGTTTAAATCGGTTCTTGTTTGTTGAAATACTTGTCCGCACGGAATTGTAGAAGCATCTGGACTCCACGCTGACCAATTTGGAGCAGAAGTTCCAGTAGCATTTTGTGTTTGCGGAGAACAAATACCATTTATGTCAGAACGTGACTGTTGAAATGTTGTACCAAGACAAACAGTAGAAGTACTTGGACTCCAAGCCGACCAATTAGGAATCGCCGTTCCAACAGCTGGTCTTGTTTCTTGTTGTGAAGTGCATTGATTTGTACTTGTTTGCGTAAACGCTTGGCCTTGGCAAACTGTTGATGTATCTGGAATCCAAGGAGTTAAGCACGTTGCTATTCCAACTGAAATATCTGACTTGTTTATTTCACTTTGATTATAATTAGAGAATTTTTCGGCTTGTGTTTTTAGGATTTTATTACGAGTAGAGTTATTTCCACAGATAGCACATGGCAAACAATTGCTTTGATTATTTGAAAAAGGAATTGAAGAATAAATTGGAACAATGGGATCATCACCAAATGGAGAAATAAACTTATTAGGAAAGTTTGTTATTTCTTTTGTTGATGTAAATATTGAAGGCATATTAACAGGGATTTTGCACTTTATATTCTTGTGCGGCAGCAGTAGCAGATTGAAGCGCAAGTACTCCAGCTTCATCTTGAGCGTGTTCAAAACTTATATATGAAATATAAGTTGCTGAAGCAGTAGCTAAAACTGAGTTTTCTGAATTTTCGTCACAAATTAAAGTAAATGTTTTAAATACTTTTGCGCTATATGAATTATCAGTTTTTGGAATCTGTTCGTATGGATTAGGAAGCAAATCAATAGACAATGTTTCTCCACTTTGTGCAACAACGCACGATTGGGTTTCATCACCTTGAGGCGCACCAGTGGATTTTTCCATCCATGGATCCATGAACAAACGGATAACCTCTACACCAAATTCACCGCACCATTCAATTAGCAATGAAAATGCCTTATCGACATCATCCGTCAAACGAGATTCGCAAGTTGAAAGGAGTGAGTTGCGTTGAGCGGACTCTGTGATCAATCTACGATATTGAGTATTGAGAAGTCCAAGATCTCGGATTTGCTCCTCATACGGGGTATTGTCCCATTGGTAGTTGTCAGTGACTGCCAAAAGTCGTTTTTTAAGGATGGAGTTGTAGTTGCCTTTACTGCCCCTGTAAGATATTTGAACGTCAACATTTCCTCCAATCTGGGCGCACTCTATCTCCGCATACTTAAATTGCTTTAAATCCATTTGATCACCTAAAAGTGGTGTTTCAAATTGCGAGTAAATGCGATTGTATAAAGTTTTAGTTGTCTTATCTGGATTTATTTGTAAATAAGTGTCAACTCGCTCTGGTTGGAATGATTCCCACAGATGATTATATGACCCATCGTTTGTGGCTGAGTAATCAACAGAAAAATGAAAACACCTAGATTGTCCACCAATAATTCCTGATGTCCATTCAACAGGACGTGTGCCTGTCCAAACACCACACCAAGCAGGATTTTTGTTCTCTCCCCATTCAGATGCAGCGGCATAATCCAATACCATTGTATCGGAATTCAGTGTTTGCATGAATGGAACGGAATAAAGCAGGTAATTCTCAAATCCAATAGCGCAAATTTTAGTTGCATCAGATGTTATTAATCTCTTTGTCCTTGCCATCTCCAAGTCCTTACAAAGCACCTGAGAGGACAGGTATGCGGTAGCAGCAGGATCGGTTGTTATTAGTCCATTCTGCGAATACCACCACATCTGTCCTGCCTGAAAAGCAATTGATTTTCCAGCAATAC